AAGACTGTTAATCAGGCAAAGACTAATAAGATAACAGAAGATATGGGTTTTAGTGATGAAGTTGCTGAGTCTGTTATGATTCCTATGATACATGGTCTTTTGGAAAATGGTGTGGATATCAAAACTGATGAGTTTGTTCAAGAAGTTGGATTCTTAAATGAAATAGTCAAGTCTATGATGTATAGACATTTAGGTTATACTCACCCCATGCAAGTTTTTATACGGGCACTTATGTTAACTAAAAAAGAAAATGTTGAAGATGTCTATGCTACATTCAATCACGATAAACTTGATGAAATGGTTATTGCTTTAAATAAAAATTTAGATAAAGAGCCCAAAGATGATTGAACCAATTATCCATGAAAGTTTTAGTCCTACTATTTTAGAAATAGAAGTGCCTGATAAATTTGTTGATATGGTAAATCTCGTTGGAGAAGCAGTTCTTGGAGATGAGAGTCTTTCTAAAAAGTTTGACTTTTCTGATAATCTAGTGGGTAAGGTATCAAAAGAAGTTAAGATACCTACTACAAATAAAGAAGATGGTGATTATCTAAAGGACATATTAAAGGGTGGTTGTTTACAATACTTAAACTATATGAAAGAAAAGAATCGTGCATATGGCTGGAGTAAGAAAGCAGGGGATATTATTCCCACACAAGATAATATACATTTATTGAATAGTTGGATTGTGAGTCAATATAAGGGTGAATATAATCCTTGGCACACTCATGGTGGAGATTTCTCTGGTGTGATATATCTTAAAATACCAGAGGGTATGAATGAAGCATATGATAAAGAATTTAAAGATCACTATCCATCAACTGGCTTAATAGAGTTTATGTATGGTGAGAAGGCTGACTTTAGAAGTGATAATCTAAAGTTCTTGCCTAGAGTTGGTATGATGTTGATATTTCCGTCATGGTTGAAACATTCAGTATACCCATTTTATGTTGACGGCGAAAGAAGGAGTATGAGTTTTAACGCTCATTATAATGTGAATAATGATAATAATTGATATGAACCAAATCTCACTAGCAAGTGTGATGATGGATATGAGAATGAGAAAAAGTGATGAACTAGATGAGGGTATGATAAGACATATGATACTTAACTCTGTTCGTTTATATAGAACACAGTTTAATAAAGAGTATGGAGAAGTTGTTCTTACTTATGATTCTAGACATTATTGGAGGAGAGAAGTTTTTCCACAATATAAAGCTAGTCGTAAAAAAGGTAGAGAAAACGATAAACAAAAATGGGATAATATTTTTGGTCTTCTCAATAAGATCAAAGCAGAGTTCAAAGAAAACTTACCATACAAATACTTAGAAGTGTATGGTGCAGAGGCTGATGATATTATTGCAACTCTATGTAAGAATAATCAAGATGAAAATATTATGATTGTGTCTGGAGATAAAGATTTTATTCAGTTACATAAATATCCAAAGGTAAAACAGTATAGTCCAATACTAAAGAAGTTTGTAAAAGACCATAATCCAACTACCTATATAAAAGAACACATACTTAAAGGCGACACTAGTGATGGAGTACCAAATGTTCTATCGCCAGATAATACTTTCGTAGATAGTATAAGACAAAGACCTTTAGGAAGAAAGAAGATTGAGACTTGGTTGGATATACATATAGATGATTTGCCTGAAGAAGTCAAAAGAAATTACCAAAGAAATGATAAACTTATTAACTTAGATAATATTCCTGCTGAATTAGAAAAGGAAATATTAGATGATTATGATGATGCAGCATTTGGTGATAGAAGTAAATTGTTAAATTATTTTATACAATCAAGATTGAAAAATCTTACTAATGAAATTGGAGAATTTTAAATGGAAGAAACCTTTACACCACTATTTTCAGAAGTTTTGGAAATGGTACACAAAGCAAAAACTAAAGATAAGAAGATTGAAATACTTAGGAAGTATAAGACAGATGCACTAAAGATGTTTCTTAAAGCTGCATATGACCCAAAAATAGAATGGGTATTTCCAGATGGAAATGTTCCTTATACACCTAATGATGCACCAGCAGGAACAGAACATACTTTGTTACAACAAGAATGTAGAAAGTTATGGCACTTTATTAAAGGTGCAGATAACAGAACACCTCAACATCAAAAAGAAAGAATGTTCTTTCAATTGTTAGAGGGTTTACACGAAAGTGAAGCAAAACTTCTTGTCAATGCAAAAGATAAAAAGTTACATCAAATCTACAAAGGTTTGTCTGCAAATGTTGTTCGAGAAGCATTTGGTTGGGATGAAGAATTTATGATTCCAAAGCCTGATGAATATCCTCAACAAAGTCGTTCAGCATCTGGTTTAGTTACTGGATAGTAATGAGAATAACCCCCACCTACAGAACTGTATTTTCTCAAAGGAAACCATCACAGACTTGGAAAGTAAGTGATTCGCAACCTTTAGAAAATACAGAAGATAGCCCAGGAAATGACTTCAAAAAACGTAGTGAAAACAAATACTTACGAACACACTTGACATTACCTCAATCTTCTGTTATTATAATTAAGTAAGATAAAGAATAACAGAGAGAAAGAAAATATTATGACAATGATTAAAAAGAAGTTTGAAAAGATTGAAGATGGTATTAACAATATGTTAGATGCTGCTGCACATGACTATAATAGAATGGATTTAACATATAGAACCTCTGATGAGTTTCGTGCTGGGTTTATGATTAAAAAGGGTCAGAAATATATCAAGATTGGTAGAATGTCTAAACATACGCCAGATCGAATGGGTCAAGTTTGGGGTTTTGTTGTTAACACAAATGATGACAAGAAGTTCAAAAAAGGTGATGTTCTAAAGGCTGCTGGTTTTAATGCTCCTGCTAGAAATGCACCAAGAGGTAATGTTTTAGAGGGTGGTTTCAATATTAATTGGACTGGCCCAGAATATTTGTAGGAGAATTGAAATGATGTCAATGAATGGTTTTTTACTAATAACTCTTGTAATAGTTTGTGTCATGTTTATTGGATATATGGAAGACCCATGTATCACAGAAGGCTTAAGACAAGGGTGTATGGAATAATGAGTTTGATTCGCACAGCACCTCTCTCTCTCATCAACTTTAATGCTGTGCGAATCACTTTCCCAAATGAACATATGATGAAAACGTGATGTACTGTAAGTACTTGAAATCATTGGGAAAATTTAGGGGGGTTGACAGACCCCCTTTTTTAGTATATACTATAAGTATAAACAATAAAGAGAGAGAAATAATTATGAAAAATCAAAAAAATCAAGAACTAAGTATTCATCAGACATTTAAAATGCAAGATACTTCTGGAAAGAATAATCCAATTAGGTTCATTAATGCCCATAAAGGTGGTATTCAAATGTATGGTACTGAAGTTGGTGAGTTGGTTGCATGGGGTAAGACTCCAGAGATGATTACTTATGCACTAAGAACAAAAGGTTCTGTTGATGAAGTTTATGCTGGTTCTTCAATGGACTTTGCAAGTGAAAATGGATTTGCAAATGATGAAGATGCAATGAAACTTTGGTCAGAGGGTTGGAACAATTATGTTGATGAAATCAATGCAGTTGGTGAAAAACCAAAAAATATTAATTATGGGAGTGCTATATAATGGGTTATTTTTTTCAAGAATGGAAAGATAAGAAAATGTCAGTTGAAAGTTCTGATGGTCAGTTTATTATGAATTTTGGAGAGGCAGAAAAGTCTATGATTCAAAATCTTGAAGATGCAGTTGTTAATTTGACTGAGGGTGCTTCTGATGAAAAGAGGTCTGCAATCAATTATATTGAGTATCTTGCAGATTGTTTGAAAAAAGGTAAAGTTGAAGTGAAGTGGAATATTAGTTAATGGATAAGTTTGTTATAGTAAATGGTGGAACTAAAGAACAAAGACTTTTAGTTCACAACATTACTGGCTGGTTTTGTATGAAGTTTTTTAATAGATTCAAGTCTTATAATATTGAGTTTGACCTTTGTAAAATAGAGGGTAATGTTCAAGGTTGGTGTCTGGAGATTGATAAAAATGCATCTCATATTGAAATTGATAAAAGACTTAAAGGTGATGATTTCATTACTTGTGTATTACACGAGTTAGTTCATGTTAAACAACAGTTCAAAGGTGAACTAAAAGAACTAAATGGTAAAGCAAAAAAATGGAAAGATGAGATTCATATTGGTCTAACGAATTTTTCAAATATGGATAAAGTAGAGTCTGAAAAAATAAAAAAGATAGCACTTGATAAAAATGTATTTGTTTCAGACTATATGGATTTGCCTTGGGAAATAGAAGCTTATGCAATGCAAGAAACTTTATTAATAGAATGGAATGAAAACGGATGGAAATGACACTTGAACAATTAAAGAAGATTAGAGAATCATTAACAGACTTTGGAGATATTGTCTGGAATGATGCAGATGAACATAGTCCTACGACTATTCGTAATTTAGATGAATCAATTGAAGTAATAGATAAGGCGATACAAGATGCTTAGTTTAAACGAATTAATAGTTATGATGGGTATCGCAACTACAGACCCATCATTACCAATGGACAAACCAAAACTAGTTGGTGTAAGTCCAATCGAAGCAACTTGTCTTGCAGAGAACGTATATTTTGAATCAAGGAATCAAGGAACTGCTGGTTGGAGTGCAGTTATTTCAGTAACATTAAACAGAGTAAAGGACAGAAGATTTCCTAACACTATCTGTGAGGTTGTTAAACAAGGGCCAACAAGGGAGTCTTGGAAGAAGAATGGAACTTACTATCCTATCAGACACAGATGTCAATTTTCATGGTATTGTGATGGTAAGAAAGATGTAGTGCATAAGAAAGATAAAAAGTTATACAAAGAGATATACAATTTATCTTATGTATCTTTAATCAAAGGTATCAAAATATTAGACATAACAGATGGTGCAACACATTATCATGCAGACTATGTAACACCAGCATGGGCTCAAACTAAAACAAAAACTGTGGAGATCGGTGACCATATATTTTATAGGTGGGAGAAGTAATGAACATATTTTATCTACATGAAGACCCTATCCAAAATGCAAAGTGGCATATTGATAAACACGTTGTCAAGATGCCCATTGAGTATGCACAACTTATGTCAACTGCACATAGAATGTTAGATGGAGAAATGTATCTAGGTAAAACTGAAAATAATCGTAACATCAAGAGATGGAGATTAAATGATGAACGAGAAGATATATTATACAAAGCTTCTCATGTCAATCACCCATCTGCAATATGGGTTCGTCAATCCGTAGAGAACTATTATCAGATGTATAGAATCTATATGGCTACACTTGCAGAGTATACATATCGTTATGGTAAAATACATGGTTCAACTAAACCATCTATTACACTTATAAGACCACCAAAGAATATTCCTAAGATTAAAGGAACACCACTACCTCAATGTATGCCAGATGAGTGTAAGGTAAAACACAATCCTATACTTGCTTATAGAAACTACTATATAGTTGAGAAGAACTCTTTTGCGAGTTGGAAGAATAGGAGTAAACCAGAATGGTACATAGAGAAGGATATTATGAATACATGGGTAGGCGATTAAGAGAAGAAGGCGTTTTTGATGACACTAGAGGTAGATTGTTCGAGATGGACATGGCAGAACTGACTAATGCATACTATAATGTTTTAAAACGTAACAAAGAATTATTAGAAGAAGTAGAAAAATTGAAAGAAGAAAATGCCAACATACACAATAAAAGATAATGATAAAGATGAGTATTTTGATACTATTTGTTCTTGGGGTCAACTTCAAGATTTCTTAGAAGAAAATCCTCATTACCAAAAAGTAATTACTGCACCAGCCATAGTATCTGGTAATGGTGTAAAATCAGATGGTGGTTTTAAAGAAACCATGTCAAGGATTTCAGAAGCACACCCAAACTCACCTCTTGCCGAACGATTTGGTAGTAGTGGTACACACAAGAACATTAAGGTAAAGAACATAGCAAAAAAACATAAACTTATAGATGTTGAAGGTCACAATGTTACAAAACATTATGAAAAAAACAAATCTACAGGCTTATATTAATATAAATACAACTGTATGGATCGCAACATAATATGTTATAGCTTCCATATAAGGGGTAGATAGTGGTTTCTACGAATTACCACTACTACTCCACTCTCTATATAAGGATATATTATGGCGAAACAAAAAGACATTACTTACAATCAACTTTCCAATGTAAAACCAGTAACCGACAGTCAAAAATTAGTATTTGAA